GTTTATCTCTCCAAATGCTAAAGCACAGATCTTGTCTTACGAACCGACTGAGGAGAATTATATCGCCGGTACCGCAGACGAAAGAAAGTGGAAGATTTACGGACTTGGCCAACGTGCAAGCTTAGAAGGAATCGTATTCGAGCAAGGCAAACACTGGGAGATGATCAAAGAGATTCCAGACTGGGCTAAAAAGAACCACCGTTTCGGTTTGGACTTCGGGTATACCAATGACCCTACGGCAATAGATGAGGCATACTGGGGAGAAGGTAACGGCAATATTCGTTTCATCAATGAGATATGCCATCAGACAAATACCATCAATCCCGAGATAGCGACGATCATCAAAATGAATGGTCTAGGTCGTGTCAAAGGCTATGCGGATAGTGCTGAGCCTAAGAGTATCGATGAAATTAATTTGATGGGTGTAAATCTTCATCCAACGCAAAAGTTCCAAGGTAGTGTTGTTGTTGGTATCGACATTTTGAAACGGCAAAAGCTTTATGTCACCGAAAGGAGCATAAACACTATCAAGGAACTTAAGATGTACACCTGGGCACAGGATAAAAACGGGGTTTGGCTAAATCAACCTGTTGCCGGCAATGATCACCACATTGACGAGATAAGATACATCGGATTAGCGGAATGGGGCCAAGAAATGACACCAGAGGTAAAAGAAAAAACAGCAAAAGCAATGTCAAGTTTACGGCGTGGCGGACGAAGAAATATAAGGAGATCGGCATAATGACAATAGAAGAGCTAAATAAAAAGGACAACTTCAAAGAGGCTAAACAGTACTTTGAAAAGAACGAGCGCATCGTCGAATACAACAAAAAGAAATACAAAATTGAGGAGATTCTAAAAGAATATGATCCTCTCCAACATAAAGTGACAGACAGGCGCTTTAGGCCCGATAAGATCCTTTCAGAAGATGGCGAACAGTTCGTCAATGCTATAAATTACGAGGAAGCTGAAATGGCTGCGCGCAATGGTGTGCAAACCTCAATAGATTATTCGCTCGCCTTAGTCAACCGTCTCCCTCTTCCGGTCCAACAAAGGATCGTTCTCGTTGCAGCAACTTTCCTTGTTGGTGAACGAATAAATATTGAATCCAATGCTGAAGGCAAGGGAAAGGATTTAGAGCGCCTTTGTCGCAAAGTATGGGATGACAATAAGCTTGACTACGAATCGAAGAACATAGCAGAGCTAATGATGTCTGAGACGCATTGCGCTGAGCTTTGGTACGATTACATCGATACAGAATATTGGAAAGGCACAATATTGAAAGCTTCAACAAAGAAAATAGGTGTGATGATTCTTGCGGAAAGTAAAGGTGACAAACTGTATCCCATATTTGACGAGTATCAAGACCTGGTTGCATTCGGGCGGGGATATAAGGTTAAGGTCGATCATAAAGAGGTTGAGCATTTCGATTATTACACTAAAGACGTCATCATCAAAGGTGTGATGGAGGGCAACGAATGGAATACCACACAGCAAAAGAATCCATACGGTGCTATCCCTGTCGTATACTATTCCCAGGATCGACCAGAGTGGGCAAATGTCCAGCCGTTGATTGAACGGAAGGAGACAAGGTTCTCAGACTTTGCCGACACCAACGATTATTTTGCTGACCCTGCCCTTGTCGCTGAGGGAGAAGTCGAAAATCTTCCATCAAAAGGCGAAGTGGGCAAACAGTTCCAGGTGAGGAATGGTGGTAAGATCAACTACCTAACGTGGGACAGCGCTCCCGAGTCTACCAAGATGGAATTTGAAATGTTAGACCAAGAGATATTCGCGAATACACACACACCTGACATCTCCTTTGGTACAATGAAGACTTTGCTGGGTAATCTATCCGGCATTGCGCTCAAGCTCCTTTTCATGGACGCTCAGATCAAAGCAAGCAAAAAGCAAGAGTATTTCGGAAAATGTATTCAGAGACGTTTGAATCTGATCAAAAAGATTGTAATGTCTTTGTCGCCGATGGAGTTTGTGAACGTCGTACTTGAGCTTAAGCCTATATTCAAAAGCTTTATGCCTGTTAATGAAGTAGAGTATAATACCATGCTGATAAATGCTTTTAATGCTGGTATGATCTCCAGGAAGACCATG